TTTCAATGGTCAAGGTAAAATTCAAAGTGTTGCTGAAAAAGTTACGACTGAAGCAACAGCTGCGACTGGTACATTAAACTATGATGTATTAACTCAAGCAGTATGGAATTTAACAACAGATGCAGCAGCAAACTGGACTTTAAATGTTAGAGGAGATGGATCAACATCTTTAGATTCAATTATGGATACTGGAGAATCAATTACAATTGCTCATATTGTTGCTCAAGGTGGAACAGCTTATTATAATTCAGCATTTCAAATTGATGGATCAAGTGTTACTCCAGAATGGCAAGGCGGATCAGCCCCCACTGAAGGTAATGCTAGTTCATTAGATACATATTCATATACAATTATTAAAACTGGAAGCGCAACGTTTACAGTTCTTGCATCGCAAACACAGTTTGCGTAATAAATTAGGAGGAGAAAGACTATGCCATTAATAGGATCGTTTGGAGCAGGATCAGCAAGAGGTTTTGGTGAAACATCTGGTGGAACACCTTTTTCACCTATGGTTGCTACTGGAGGAACTATAACTACTGATGGTGATTATAAAATTCATACATTTACAAGTCCAGGAACATTCTGTGTAAGTTGTGCGGGTGAAAACCCAGAACTTGATTACATTGTTCAAGCTGGCGGCGGTGGAGGTGGAAGAACCGCAGCAGGAGGAGCAGGAGGATTAAGATTTACTTCAAATAATTATTGTGCACCCGCTTGTACTTCCCCAAGATCGGCAGACGAAATAACTTTATGTGCTTCAGCATACCCAATTACTATCGGTGGAGGTGGATCTGGTTTACCAGCGAATCCCCCTGTGCCAGTACCCGCTGGAAATAAACCAACTAAAGGAAGTGATTCAGTTTTTTCAACTATCACATCTGCAGGTGGTGGAGCGGCTTATAATTCCCAATCTGGATCAACTGGACCACTTACTAATGGTGGTTCTGGAGGTGCAGGCGTAAATGCTAACAATTTCAGTCCACAAGTATGTAATTCTGGTATTGGAAACGTTCCCGCTGTTACTCCCGTACAAGGTTTTCCAAGTACAGATAATCCAGCTCTTCCAATTACCCCTGAAGGGCCAACATCATCAGGAGATGGTGGTGGTGCGGGTGGTAACACAGCTAACTTAGCATCAACCCCTGTTCCAAAATTAGGTTCACCCGGTTTAGGTTTTCCAACTGATATTATGAAATGCGTTGGTGTACCTAGTCCTTCACCAACTGTACAATTTATTGGCGGTGGTGGCGGTGGTGGTACTTCTGTTAATCCATCTAATTTTACAACAGGTATACACGGTGGTGGTAGTGGGGCAGGTGGTACGCCTGGTCCAGGACAACCAGCTAACTCAGCTAGTCCAGGAACAACTAATACTGGCGGCGGTGGCGGTGGCGGTGGCGCTGGTGGTGGACGTTCAACACAACCCCCTCAAGGTGGTGGCGGTGCTGGCGGTTCAGGTATAGTAATAATAAGGTATAGATATCAATAATTATGGCACACTTTGCAAAAATAAATGATAACAATGAAGTTCTTTCAGTTATTTATATAGATAACGAAAAAATTCAAAATAGTGAAGGAGTAGAAACTGAATCTATAGGGCAACAATATTTACAAACACATAATAATTGGCCTGCTGAAAAATGGATTCAAACTTCTTATAACACTGAAAATAACACACGTAGAGATGGAGGAACGCCATTTAGAGGGAACTATGCAGGTATAGGTTCTATTTGGGATCCAGAAAACAATATGTTTTTTGGAGAAAAGCCTTTTACATCGTGGGTAAAAAATATTTCAACTGCAAGCTGGGAGGCACCTGTAGAAAAACCAGTTTTAACAAGTGAACAAGAATCTCAAAATATAGCACAAACTCACACATGGGCTCACGAATGGGATGACAGTAATCAATCTTGGACTTTAGTTGATCTAGGTCCAGAAGCAATAGTATAATTTTTTGAGTTGATTTTTTTATATAAATAAGTATATTATTTATAGAAATGAAAAAGAAAGTTCTTACAGAAAAAGCTATTTATACTGATGAAATAAAATTACCAGAAGGATTTGAAATTAATCCTCTAGAGCTTTCACAAAATATTTTAAAAAAATTTTATTTAAATAAAAACTCCATTCAATCTAAACACTTTGATCAATTAAATAAATACATAATAGAAAACTGTGAATTAAAACACAAACTTAAATTAGTAAACAGAGAAACCTGGGGAAATATTTTTACTCCAAACGAAGAATTTACTTGTTTGTCTTCTGTTAACCCTGTTGATTTACAAAATTCTCCTGACTATGTGTGTTTATATGGAATAAACACTGAAGAATGTTATGTAACTATTTACTATGATGATAATAGACGAAAAGGCAGAAGTTTTAAAATGCCATTAAAATATAATTCTTTTATTATGTTTCCTTCGACTAATATATACACAATATCTAATAATCAAAAATCTTCTTTAAATTTTGTACAAACTATAACTTTTGAATATTTTTAACAAATGCAATTACAGAACTATTATTGGTATTTTAAATCAGCTCTTCCGGAAAGAATATGTGATGACATAATCAGATATTCATTAAGTAAAAAAGAAAGTATGGCAAGAACCGGAGGTTATGATAATAAAAAATTAAATGAAGATGAAATTAGAAATTTAAAAAATAAAAGAAATTCTGATGTAGTTTGGTTAAATGAAGGTTGGATATATAAAGAATTACAACCCTACATTCATAAAGCAAATAAAAAGGCAGGTTGGAATTTTGAATGGGACAGATCTGAATCTTGTCAGTTTACAAAATACAAACACAATCAATACTATGATTGGCATTGTGATTCTTGGGCTAAACCTTATGATAAACCCAATAGCCCCGATAATGGTAAAATTCGAAAACTATCTATGACTTGTCAGTTAACAGATGGTTCAGAATATGAAGGAGGCGAATTAGAATTTGACTTTAGAGATTATGATCCAAATATGAGAGAAGAAGCTAAACATTTAAAACAAGCGAAAGAAATATTACCTAAAGGTTCTATCATTGTTTTTCCTTCGTTTGTATATCATAGAGTTAAACCAGTAACAAAAGGAACGAGATATTCATTGGTTATGTGGAACCTTGGATATCCTTTTAAATAAAATGGAAAAAATAGACTACTTTAAAACACCTATCTGGGTAGAAGACAGACCTGAATATTTAAAATCTTTAATAAAACATTCTAATAAATATATTAAAGCTGCAAAAAAAATGAACTTTAATAAAGAATATATAAAAAAGTTTGGTGATTTTGGAACATCCTATCATTCAACACCACTTACAATGGATAATAATTTTTTAGATTTTAGAAAATATGTTGGTCAAAAATCTTGGGACTATTTAGATGAACAGGGTTTTGATATGGAACAATACTCTGTTATGTTTTCTGAAATGTGGGTACAAGAGTTTGCTAAAAAAGGTGGAGGAAATCATTCAGCACACGTACATTGGAATCAACACGTATCTGGTTTTTATTTTTTAAAATGTTCTGATAAAACTTCTTTTCCAATATTTCATGAGCCTAGAACAGGTGCACGTTCTACAAAATTAAAAATGAAACCTAGCAACACTATACTTAATGGAAATGATTTAGTTCATTTTAAACCTCAACCTGGAAATTTAGTTATTTTCCCTGGTTATCTAGAGCATGAGTTTGTAGTAGATCACGGTATAGAACCCTTTAGATTTATTCATTGGAATATACAAGCTGTACCAAAAGAAATGGCAAAAAAATTTTAATGGAAATTAAATTTATTAACTTCCCTAATGTTGGTTTTTCAGAACAGAAACTTCCAAAAAAAGTTTTAGATAGATTAAGAAGTTATATTAAAAATAAAAAACATAAAATGACCAATGAATTAGCAGGTAATATAAATTCTTCTTATGACTTAGAAGACAAAGAAAATTGGTTTTTTAAAAACGTTTTAATACCTAACATAATAGAATTTGAAAACAGATTTAATAAAAGAACTCTTGTTGATAATTCATTATCTAAAAATTGTGTTTATATATTAAATAAATTTTGGGTTAACTTTCAAAAAAAACATGAGTTTAATCCTGTTCATAATCATGAGGGACTTTATTCTTTTGTAATATGGATGGATATTCCAGCTGATTATGAAAAAGAAAAAAAACTACCTTTTATAAAAAATTCTAATTCACCTTTTGCGAATACATTTCAATTTTTATATACAAACAGTTTTGGTCAAATATCGACCCATCAATATCATCTATCTCCCAAAGACGAAGGAACCATGTTATTTTTTTCTAATAAAACTCAACATACAGTGTATCCTTTTTATACATCTGATAAAACCCGGGTTAGTATTTCTGGTAATATTGCTTTAGACCCAACTCAAAGTATAGATTAAATATGAGCTATAAACATACTTTTGAATATAATATATTTGAAGAATATTTAAATATAGATGAAGAAATTTTAAAAAATATAAAGAAATATCCATTAAATAAATATAGTATGAATAGTAATAATTTTTCTAATAAAGATAAAAAATTACTTAATATGGTTAAAAAAAAATTAAAAGGTATTTTTGAAAAACATAAATTAAATATTATGGATTGTTGGATTCAACTGTATTTAAAAAATGACTACCATAGTATACATACACATTTTGCAACTCAAAAAGATTACTCTTTTGTATGGTTTATTGATGGAGATAAAAAATCTTCTCCGGTTATATTTCATGAAGTAGGTTATCCTTTAATTAATAATAACAAACAAATAAAATTTGATTTTAAACCTGGTACATTATTAATATTTCCTGGGTTTATTCCCCATGAAGTGCCTCCAAATAAAAATAACAATAGATTAATTATAAGTGGAAATGCAATATGAGCTTTAAAAAATTAAAATATAGTATAATTAAAAAAGCTATATCTAAAGACTTAGCTACATATGTTTATAATTATTTTTTAATGAAGAAACAAGTTTTCGATACTTTTCAAAAACATAGGTATATTTCACCTTATGAAACTATGTGTGGAATTTATGAAAAATCGGATGGTCAAATACCTCATACATTTTCTTTATATTCCGACCCTGCAATGGACACTTTGCTATTAAAATGTCAACCAATAGTAGAAAAAATAACACAACTAAAATTATACCCTAACTATACTTATGCGAGACTATATAAAAAAGGAGATGAATTAAAACGACATAAGGATAGATTTAGTTGTGAGGTATCCACTACTGTTAATTTAGGTGGAGACTCCTGGCCTATATTTTTAAGTCCTTATGAAAATGTTGGAATACCAGAATGGGTAGAGGGTGGTAAAAAAGGTATTATTACAGAAAGTAATTCAAAAGGTATTAAAATAAATTTAGAACCTGGGGATATGTTAGTTTATAAAGGTAATGAATTAGAACATTGGAGAGAAAAATTTAAAAAAGAAAGTTGTGGTCAAGTTTTTTTACATTATAATAATGTAAAAACTAAAGGCTCAAAGAAAAACAGGTTTGACAACAAATTACATTTAGGGTTGCCTGATTATTTTATAAAAAATGAAAATAATTGATAATTTTTTACCTGAAGAAGAATTAAAAGAATTACAAGATGTAATGATGGGACCTAATTTTCCGTGGTTTTATAATAATTCTGTAGCATTTAGAAAGGTTCTTAATGATCCATTTGAATATTATTTTACACATAGTTTTTTTGAAGATGTTTTACAAAGCAGACATAATCATATTATTGAAAGAATAATATTATCAAAATTTAAATGGTTTTCTCTTAAAAGAATTAAAGGAAATTTATATCCAGCAACAAATAAAAAAGTAACATATGAGTTTCACACAGATTATAAATTTAAACATAAAGGCCTTATATTATCTTTAAATACCTGTAATGGAGGTACAATATTGTCAGATGGTAAAGTAATTAAATCAGTGGCTAACAGGGCTTTATTTTTTGATCCTTCTAAAAAACATTCATGTACTAATACTACAGATTCAAAAGGTAGATTTAATATAAATATTAATTATGTGTAATGAACGCATTTATAGAAAACCATTTAAGTGATGTTGTCTACCCTAAAAAAAAAGAAGGTTGGGATGTGGAAGGTATACTTAAAAATAGATTAAATCAAAATTTTAAATTTGATTTAAGACCTATAAAGAATAATATTAAAATAGGTAGTTTTAAAAGCAAAGCAGATAAAATGGTCTTTGATATGAAAGATCAATTTATTGTAGTAGATACCGAGGAACTTCATCAGTATTTAAAAGAAAATAAACTAAAAGAGGTGCATTTACAAGATTTGCTATCTAAGCTAGAGTGGAATATAATACTACCAAAATAACAAAAACCTTATATATTCAACCCTATGGCATTAAAAAAAGTAGATTTTGCAGCAGGTTTTAATAAACAAAGTGTACCTTCAGCTCTTCCAGGACAATGGGTAGACGGAGATTTTGTACGTTTTAGATATACCGCTCCTGAAAAAATAGGTGGATGGGAACAACTTACACAAGCTAATGAAACAGTACCTGGTGCAGCTAGAGCACAATTAGCATTTACAAGTTTACAAGGAGAACGATATACAGCTATTGGAACTTCTCAAGGTTTATTCTTATATTATGGTGAAGCTTTTTACGATATTACTCCTTTAGATACTGCAATTACAGGAGCAACATTTGATACTTTTTCTAGTCAAAACAATGTAACGGTAAATAAAACTTCTCACGGTTTACAAGTTGGAAGATATGTAACGTTTACAGCAGTTACTCCTCCGACAGGATACTCTGCAACAGATTTTACAGAAGGTGCTTTTGAAATTTTAACTGTTCCTAATGATAATACTTTTACAATTCAAATGAGAGTTAATGCAAGTGGTGCAGCATCTGCATCTGGTGCAGCATCTATTAATCCTTATGTTGAAGTAGGTCCTACTTTTCAAACATTAGGGTATGGCTGGGGAACGTATCTTTGGGGGGACTCTACATGGGGTACTGAACGAGGAACTAGTAATGTAATATTAGATCCAGGTAACTGGTCATTAGATAATTTTGGTGAAGTATTAGTTGCAACTATATTTAACGGTAAAACTTTTACATGGGATGCGGGAGCATCTAATCCAAGAACAATTAGAGCTTCCATATCCACAAGTGGATTTGAAACTACAAACAATCCAACTGCTAGTAGATTTACTTTAGTGTCCGACA